ATCTGAATACCCATCTCTTCCTGTTACGGATTCATGTGATAATCTAACCCATTCCATAACGGCTTGAGCACCAGATGGTACTATTGGATCAAATAACATTATTTCTAATGTCTGCCAGGTACCTTTACCTTTTACATACCTCTGAACATTTATATGGTCTAAAGTAATAGTTTCAAAATTTATTTGTGGTCTGTTTCCACTTTTTATAATATAAGCAGGTACGCCTTCAATGTACATAATGAACCTGTTTTTCAGTTTAGGTTCAAATGGAGTGAACATTATTTCTGAAGGATCGATTAAGTCTGGCATTTCAGTTCTCCTAATAAGTGTTTAATTCTTTCATATATAAATATAACCAAACTGAAAAATCGTTCAAATCATTTAATGATTTCTTTCATAGTTTTTTCTTAGTTTTTTAGACAAAAAAAAGGGGCTCTAAATTGAGCCCCTTAGTTTTTTTACACCCCCTTATTATTCAGGAAATGCAGCACCAGTCGGTAATACTGAGAAATCCAATACAATGAACTCTGCAGTTCTTGTAGGTTGGATAAATATCTGTCCAACCAATTGGTTTCTGTCAATTACATCAGGTGTATTATTACTTTCGTCCATTACTACTTTGAAAGCACTCAATCCACTATTAGATTGAACTGATTCTAAGAACGGATTCACAATATTTAGGAATCTAGTTCTTGTAGATGAATCGTTTTGTTCAAATACTAAGAATCTACTTGACGAAGCAATAAACTTCTTCAATCTGATTAATAATCTTCGTACATTGATTCTGTCTAAAGCAGATGGTTTAGCTTGTAGTGTCTTTTGTCCAAATACCACAACTCCTTGTCCAGGAAATGTAGCAATAGGATTGACTCTACCATCATACAATCTATCTCTATCTGTATGAGTTAATTTCTTTTTAGCCATTCTAACACTAGCTAACCCACCACGATTCAATCCAGCAGGAGCAAACCATTCGTGAGCTACACTATCTGTGAAAGCAATTACGCCAGGTATTACTACCGATGGCGGAACCCATACACCTTCACCAGTATTAGGATCATCTATCTTTACCCAAGGAAAATAAGTAGCAGCATAATTAGTGTCTAATGTTTTGACATTACTAATAGCAGCAGCAACTGTATCACCCCAAGCAGCACCATCCATTACATAGAAAGCATCAGCTCTAGCTTCTACTTTACTGATAATATGATTAGTTACGTTTGGATGTAAACTATGTACTAATCCAGGTGTTGCTACCATATTGATATCAATCTCATCAGGATTACTAACAGCATTTACAGCTTTTTTCCAAGCAACTGAACCACTAGCTGCTGATGTACTACAATCAAATCCCATTACATTAGTAGCAGTAATATCATTACCAGTGTTTAGAACTTTATTTGGTGCTATACCATCAAATCCATACTGCATCGGAACAGCAAATTTCTGTTGTACAGAAGCGGCAGCAATCGTCAAACTAGCTGCACTGCCTACAAATGTAGAACCATATGTAGTCTGTAATGTTGTTAGGTCAGCGCCTGTTCCAAATCCACTCATATTAGATAATAAGAAATTAGCATTATTACCTTTTACAGCCGCCTTTGGAATCGGTGACAAGTAAGAAACAGCATCATTTCTCTCTTCTTTATTGAAATGTAATGAACTCAATTTGAATCCATATGCTACTCCACCATCATAGTTACCTTTGTTTGATGTTGATTGTTGTATCGTATTTATTGAACCAGTAGGTACAGCAGCTGTAGATATAATCGGTTCGATTACAGCAGCAAAACCAAATGGCTGTGAAGCCTTTGAAGCCTTTAGATTATCTGGAAGATAGTCACCGACTCTGATTCTATTAGAACGATTAGCGTACTCACCATAAACAGTTACTTCACCATCATCACTTACACTCTGAAATTGGTCTCCTATTACCTTAGCAATAAAATTAGGTGATGTAGGATCTAATACTAATTTAGAATATGATTCTAAAGAATTTCCTATTGCATCAAATAATTCTAATCCAAATTCAGCATAATTTTCAGCTGTATTATTCACATCCGCCTGAACAACATCTTTTATGACAACATAATAGTTGTTAGTTGCTGTTCCATCTGCTCTCATATAAATTTTGAACAATTCGTTGGAATTTTGGTCTAAAATAGATGGTGTTCTAGCAGAAGTTGCTCCACTACTACCATTTATAGTAGATACATATGTACTAGCATTTACTGTCTCAGTTCCGCTTTGAAAATCCATCTCTGATGAAGATAATACTTCAATACTCATAGATACAGTAGAGGCTACTGCGCCACCAGACAATGATTGACTAATGTGTCCTCTGAAATACTTGTATGTGTATACTGGAGCAGAAGTGCCATCAATTGTGTTTACATTAGCATCCGATGGTACTTTATCTCCAAGATAATTAGCACTTGTAGCGTCTGATTCAGCTATGGTCAATGATGTAAGACTAGCACTAGCATTTGAACCAGCAAATCTAATATCAAATGAATTAGCCCGTGTTGCTGTTGCTGATGTCAACGAAGCAGATACAGAACCACCAGTATTATTTTTAGCTGGTAAGTAACTGGCAACTACGTGATTTATTCCTGAGCCACTAGCAACTAAATGTATTGCATTTGCTTTGTATCCTTGTAAATATCCAACTCTGACTACGGTTACTGAACCTGCAGACCTTAGATATTCGTTTATTGTGTAAGGCGTATAATAATCTTTGGTATATCCTCCAAAAATTGTTTTAAACTCAGAAAAAGATGATACTTGTGTTGGAACAAATGAAGGACCTTTCAATGTAGGTCCTATTATAGCTGCTCCAATGTTAGCTACCCCAGCGGGTAGAAACGATAAGTCTTTCTCACGAGTAAATACACCAGGACTGACAATTCTCTCTGACATGTCTTTTCTCCTTAAAAATTAGTGTGATAAATTATTATATATAAATATAATGAGAAACTCCCAAATACACATATATACAAGTTTATTTTACTTTTCCTCTGGTTTTTCTTCTAATTTAGATGTAAATTCACCAGTCTGTGGGTTCAATGTTCCCTGACCATACTTTTCATTCATATCTTTCAGCAATGCTCTTTCTTTTTCTTGCGCTTCGATATAATTGGATTCAAGTTTGACTTCAGTTTCATCAAGTCCCTTTATTTGTTGCTCAAGTAACATTCTCTGAACCTTTAGTTGACCAAAAGTATTAGCAATAGTTTGATATTGTGTTCCTAAGTCCTTAATAGTCTGTAGCTCTTCTTCTGTTACTTTTTTTACTTCACTCATAATATACTCCTTGTTATTATTTTTTTTCATTAAAGAAGAACACTTGATACAATCTAGAATTATCTATGGATTCTCCAAAGTAAGAACCTGCTGTATGTAAATGTCTCCCATTCCATAAAATTAATCTGTTATAGACATTAGCAATATCGTCTATCTTTTCAAATGGATGTGTATCCCATTGTGCCTGATTACCTATAAATACATCTTCGAGACCTTCTTGTCTCATCTTCTTGCCAGTCTCTTTATGTTTCATCAACCAAGTGCCTGTTCTTGGTGGTGCATCAGGACTTAAAAATATTATACCAGCCCAATCTGTAGCATCACAATGTACTACCTGACCAGTTTCTGCTGGTGACCATTGATAGCACCCATGCGTTCCACCATCACCAGCCCATTCGCTATCATCTGTTTTTATTCCTAACAATTTTTCAAATATTGGTCTGTAAATATCTCCATGTGGATATGGTTTAGACCTAATACCAACCGAACCCCTTTTTTTATACTCATCTGACATACTTAGTGCTAACTCTCTAACCTCATCAGGATTTTCTAAAAAATTATCAACTACAACGATAGTTGGTTCATTATCGGTATTTACTTTAGGTAGTAAAGTTTTTTTTTCATAGATATCACCACCCCATTTAGAAGTTTCGTTTATTTTTATTATATCTTTCTCTAACGAAATTTCATCATTTAGACCTGCTTGGTTATCAATCAATTTATCACCTAAAGATTTATTAGCCAATTTATCTTTTATTGGTATAGCATTTTCACATCCATTACACAACGAAAAACTTTGATTATTATCAGGAATACTATCTTCAAATGATTGTTCATATAAGTTACCTGTAATATGTTTTAGTCCATAGTCCATACAACAAAGAGACACATCTCCATTTGGTAATAAAATATTATGATATAAATCTTCGACACATCCACAAGTAAGTTCCCCTTCAACATAATTTTCAGAGTTGTACTCAGAAGCATCCCTAACTCTATCCATAACTTTTCTTAGTTCCGGCTTCATTTGAGCTTCGCCCTTCAAATTACCAGCTCTAGACCACATTACTGGTATATGGATATCCTCTTTTTTCCAAATGCCTAATTTTTCTACTTCTTCATGTACATCTCCCATAGACATTAGGTAAAAACTACTAAATTTAGCCTTTTTTATAGCTTTCAGTACACTTATATACCTTTTTGTTATAGGATGTTTTGCTAAATGTTCTTTATCTGGTAAATGTAATGTAAATCCGCTATTAGGACCGTCATCAAATGGTATATGTTTTATTTTTTCTACATCATCTAATGTCATACCTATACCAGTAGTAAATGCTGCAATAGGATGTCCCTTTTCATAAGCATAAATCATCATATCAGAGCAATGCTTATTCATAAATGGTTCTATAAAGCCTGAAAATATAATTCTCACATCATTAGGAACTTTATCAATAGCTTTTTTGAAATCAGCCATAGTCATAAATCTCATCTCATCAGTATATGATTTTTTTAGTATTTCTTGTGGACAAAATACACAATCTACAACACATCCCTTAGTAGGTATTACAGTTGTTATCTCTAATGTTGGGTAATCAGTTACAGCCCATTTTGGTTTTTTTGGTTCTATATCTACTATCTTAGGTTCTTCTATTTTATTATTTTTTTCAGGCCACCCACAGTTATTTAGGTTGTTTACGACAAGTTCGTTATAAAACTCAGACATTTCATAATTTATATGCAGGTCATAAAGGATTTCTTTTGACTCTTCTATCTTCCAACTATGCCAAGCGTTTATGGCTTTTTGAAATACAGCTTTATAATGTTCATACTCAAATGGTAGAGATGTTACCCTTTTTGAATTATCTTTATACTCAATTGATATATTAGCATAAGCATATGCCTGAAATGGCTCTTCTATTTCAAATTCTCTACATAAAAGAAAATAAGCTTCAGGTCTTTTTGGTTTTAGAGCAACTGCGTGATATAACGAAACTTTATTATGCGAACTTCTATTTCCTTGTAGAAAAAAACAATTTGCTAAAAGTAAAAGACTTTCATATACAACATCATCATCTTTAGATGTTTCAGCTATTCTATTTAGGTATGATACTGCTGAAGCATATTGCTGTATATCGAAATAAGCCTTAGCCAGCTCCAACTGAATTTCAATACCAGTAGTATCTATACTGTATTGCTGTAATAATTTTGTTATCGTATTATTCATACACTATATTCCAAATTCTTATCAAAAAAGTTATCAAGAACCTTTTCATTTATCTGTAGCATGTGAGCTGAATTATCTTCGAACCCAAATGTTATATAAAAGTCATCTCCTAACTTATCCATACCACAGCAAAATTCAATCTGACCATCCATAAAAGTAAATTGTTTAGATACCCTTTGTACTACGAAATCTTTATCCCATTGTACAAGTCTGTGACTATAAATAGCATCTTTGTTTTCAGCACACCTATCTTCAAATCTCCACCAATTAGTATCATGTACTATAGCAAAAAATCCATCATTATGTTTTATAATTTGTGAAGAGCCTCTCATATTTCCATCAATATCTATCTTTTTCCCTTCATATACCAATTCACATTTTCCTGTTTTTGGATTAGCTTTGACTAATTTAGTAGGATTAGCATCCATAACAAAATGATATGGTAAGTCCCTAACAGGCATCCAATTTTTTTCACAATAAGAGTTTGGATCTGTAGGGTGTTCTATTCTAACTCTACTAATTTCAGTTGGATGTGAAGATATTTTTTTCAACTCTGATAATTCCATTCTTCCTTGTCCATTATCTGTAGTATCTCTACGGACACCTGTAATATAGACTTTATCATTCCAATTTACTAACCTACCATCTTCTAATCCAGCAAATGTCCATTTGGATTCAACATCTAATTCCATATTTATTTTATTGAATTTAGTCGAATTACTCCACTTTGCTAAAAAGTTATCTGTAACTAATCTAGCATCATTTTCAGGATGTACATATGTCAAAGGACCCCATCTTGAAGAATATCTACCACCTTCTTCCATCCAACCTTTAGCACCAATAGAATGATATAATGTGTAGTTTAGCATTCTTATATTGATATATAAAAAGTCATCTATATTCAGTATGCTAGGATTGGCAATTCCAGTTCCATTTGTATCTGAACTGTCTATAATCAAAGGATGGTTTATGCCCAGCTTTGATATCGATTCAATATTCATAAAAGATTTCATATAACTTTTTTCCTCAATAACTATAAATATATAGTAGTTATCTCAAAAAATAATTTATTTTTGCATTTTAGTAAGAACCACTAACATCATTTCCTGCCCAAAATACATTACATTCAGGACAAAATGAGCCTGTTATAAAGTCTCCTATCTCTTCATCATCGCTATCCATATCGTGAGTTGAAGATATTTTTAGTAATGAACCTGAAGTCGCTCCTTTTGTACTAATGATACTATAATCTTCTGTTCTACATATGTATATTGATTCGGATAATTGCGTTGTTCCATCGCAACTCCCACTATGTATTAGACTCATATCATTATCCTGTTATGTAAATGCCTAAGAAAAGAGTACCCATATTTGATCCGTAGCCATAGCCTTCATAAGTCATGGTATTAGAAGAAAAAGTAATTTCAGGAAACCTTAGATAAACATCTTTGTTAGAACCAGCACCACTTGATTCATAATAAAGACCATCTGCACTTACTCCTGTTCCACTTGACGGAGGTGTACCATTACGTTGATTCCATCTTCCTGCCGTAGTTGCATTAGCGATTTGAATCCATGTAGAGCTGTGATTGTATGCTGTATTAGTGGTTAGGGATGTTGTTTGAATACCATTGACTCCTGATGNAGAAAATGATTTGAATACAAGACCACCATTGTAAATTAGTCTTTTTAGCTGAGCATCAGATCTAAAAGATGTTCCTGACTCAAATCTAAAGAAAATATGACCTGTCGCGCCGATGAGTGATTCACCTACATAAGCTGCTGATGATAAGTCTATATTCGAAACGGTTACT